CAACAATCAAAGCCCTTTATATCTCTACCCCCAACAACAAAAGGGATACCAATATATTGGCAATAATCACGCATTGATAATTAAACTTAAAAAATCTTTTGTATAATTAACATTCAAAAACCGTTTATTTTGTAAGGCTACCATCTCTGCCGTGCCTGAGATTGTTTGATTATTAATGGTTACGCTAGTTAATTCTAATTCTAAGGGTGTGCTTTTTGGTTCGGTTGTATCATCACTTAGATATACCCGATATGTAACTATTATAGGGTTATTGTTTGTATCCTCGACCGCAGTTGATAATAAATTAACAAGTTCAAGATTAACTGCATCTATGGTAATTCCTAACGTTTGATTTCCGTTGTCATCTTTTGATGGTTCCGTCAATTCAAAAGCGTATTTTTGAAATGTAACATTTCCTGCACTATTTTCTAGCCCTGCCGTTAAATCTTGGAAATCATTAACTATATAATACGGACTGGTGAATGTTGTATGTTTAATTTCTAATGTATCAAGTTTAACCGAACTCCCGCTAGATGCGTAATATCGTTTTAAGTCGCTACTAATAGTCATTTTAGTTTTTTAATGCGTCTAATTCTCTTTTTAATTCTTGAACATTAGCAACAAGCAAGGGAATTATAGCATCATAAGTTAACGCTAAATATTCCTCCCCATCAATTCCAAAATTTGTTTTTTCAACCGCTTCTGGAAAAACTTCTTCAACATCTTGAGCAATCAGAAATGATCTTCTTATTCCTTCATCATCCGTTTTATATTTGCCTATTACCGCCCTTATCTTATTAACTTTTGAAATTGAATCAGAAATAGGCTCTATAATGTCCTTTGCTCTTTCATCTGATAATGACGACCAGCTTGTATTCCCTGCAAACAATTCTACCCCACCTGTACTACCGCACCGCATTTGAAGCCGGCCAGTTGAAGTAATATGACCAATTTTGAACCCATTACTAGCATTACCTACAGAATCAACCCCTTCAATTAATACCCCACTTGCATTTGATTCCATGTATATAACTGATGATGAATTGCCCTGTCCAATTTGAAAATCATAAGAAGTATTAACTGAACTCGACCTATTAATTAAAACTGAACCTGAACTATCTATTCTCATTCTTTCGATATTGTTAGTATGTAGCCTTATTGGACCAGCCTCTTGATTAACTATATACATCTCGTTTGAATAACTAGCAATATGGCATCCGTCGCTAGCCGTTGAGCCTGTACTAGCATTAGTTAAATGAATCTGTGAACCTCTAGAACCTGTGTTAGCTTGGTGAATATGCAATATAGCATCGTCGTATAAGGTGTTAGTCGGTGTCGGGGATGCAGTACCAAGCCCTACTCGCCCATTAGTGGAATCTATATAAAATAAAGATGTATCAACAGTAACATCTCCGCTAACTGTTAAGCTTGTTAATACGCCTACACTAGTAATATTAGTTTGTGATGCTGTCGTTAATGTCCCCGATAACAACGTAGCTGTGAGTGTTCCTGTACTTGGATTATAATGGAAATCCCCATCACTTTCTAAGCCTACGTTACCTGTTGCTGTTGCGTCTTCAATGAATGGAATAAGATTATTTTCGTTTTCTGATTCGTTATCTACGACAAAAACATGAGTTGAGTTTGTAGCTGTTCCTGTAACATCTCCTGTAACATCACCTGTAAGATTACCTGTAAACGTACCTGTAAACGTACCTGAAAAAGTTCCGCTCACATTTAAATTTTGAAAATCTGTTTGTAAAATTGCCCATTTTCCACTAGATAAATCTGTTGAAAATGTTCCGCTTGTGTGTGCAACTAAACACACATATAATACACTACTTTCTGATACCACATCTTTTACGGCGTAACTATACGCTGTTTGCCACGCCCCTAATGAGTTATACGCTTTTAACTCTGCCAAGTATCCCGATACCGTTTTAACTGTTGAGTTATCCAGAGTTACAGTATCAGTCTCAGATCCATTGACTATATCATCCCAACGCCCTAAATTCGTGGTTAATTTGTCAATCTGTGCTTGTGTTGGATTAGTCATGTATTTTTAGCTCCCTGCGTAGCCACTATTAGCATACGTTTGGTTAATTGCAACATCTAACTTATCAATATAAGTTGACGTAACATCGAAACCTCTTACACCGCCAAGTGACGCTATAAGACCTTCAATAACTTCATTATAATCTAACCCTGTAGCCATTTCAACTGCTTCTATAGTTGCCTCAACACGGTATAAATTCCCTGTCATCGTGTAAGTGGGTTGACTAGTAAACCTGCATTCGTGAGATGTATTCGCTCCTACCCCCACCGCAATATCCATATTAAAATAATTAAGCCCACAATCTAGAGTATCCTTATACCACGCCTGAAAATAACTTAAACTACTTTGGTCTAACAATAATTGAAAATTTAAATCAAGGGGTACCGAAGTAAACCGTTTTCTTGCAACTCGATACCCACTATCCATATCGGTAAAGATAATACGTTGCCTTTCTTGGTGGCGGTTTCCATTAACTAAACATTTCGGTAAAATTTCTTTTGGATAATCTATACTAGCCATACTTAATAACTCCCATAAGCCCTATTCATCCCATAAATATTACTCAAGGCCTTGTTTAAGTTTCCTGTTCCTGAGTTTATTCCTTGCGCTATAGAATTCTCAACACTTTCAATAATCACTTTTAAATTCACGCCACCCATACCATCGCTTTGCTGTTCAACTTTTGCCGTTTGCCCTTCAAGATTATATACATTAACGTTTACTTTTGCACTTGATCCGCCACCTGATATATCACTGTTAGGGATTATTCTACCAGCGCTATTACCCATCTGTAAAATTTCTGCGCCATTTTCTCCCACTAGATAACTTCCATTAGGGTATATTGACCCCCCAACGGCTCTTGGTGTATAGCTTTGATTCGCTATCGCACTAGCCTGAACCGCCATTGCACTACCTGCAATACCTGCAAAAATGCCCCCTACTATAGGAGATCCAACCGCTGTACCGTAAGCATAAGCATTTGCTATAGCTTCGGGTGTTTTGATTGCAATGTTAGCTATAGCTAACGCCTTATTTAGTTCAAAAAACTCTTTTGAGTGTTGACTTGCTAACTGAATTTGTTGTGCAAAATTTT